CGAAGTGCAGTGCGGAGACAGCGGCGAAGTTCGCGAAGGCGAATGGTCGGATGAAAGAAGCGCGTTTGAGCGCAGACGAGTTCGATTACGCGAAACGGTTAGGCGTGATGGAGCGAGGCGTGGATGCGTTAGAGAAAGAAGCACTGGCAAACGGGTACGCGTCGAATGATCTGACATGGTTCGACCTGAAGATGCGTGTGAAGGACCGGCGCGCCGTCTTCGTGGTGAATCCGGAGGATGCCGGATACGTCGCGGCGACGTTGGGGCATGAACTCGGTGAGGAGGTGATCGTGTACACGGTGGCGGACATCGTGATGATGGCTCACGAGAATCCAACAGCGTTGACCCATTTGAAACAGATCGCAGGCGCGTATACTACTCATGTGGATATAGCGGGAGACGGGGAAGCGCCGTGGTAGATAAGGTTATTGGGATAAATGGGAAGCCGTTCGATGCGAGAGACTTTGAAGACGAGAATCGGAAAGCTGTTGAGAAGATGCTGTTTGACGTGGCTGATGATATCGATACGGGTGGCATTATTCCGCGTGGAATGGCGCTTACGATTATTCAGGAAGATGGGGAACCTATTTTCTGGTTTGGTGGTAGCGAGAAGGACTTGTTCATGCTTTACGGGTCAATCGAAGCCATGCGCCAAACATTCTGGGAAGCAGTGATAAAAGAGAAGCAGGTTGAGTATGGTGAGTAAGGTAATAAAGGGCGATCAAGGAGAGCGGTTGCCTAAGAACATGGAACGACGTGAGCGATGGTTCGAGATGAGTGCTGATGCGGTCGCACTGGAAACAGAGATCACTGATTGTGTTGCACAGGGGGAATCGCTTCATGCTTGGTGTAAGCGCAAGGATATGGCGTACAACACAGTGAACGACTGGATAGCTCGCGATCCTGCTCGCAAGGAACGCTATGAGCGCGCAAGGATAAGCAGAGCAGAGTGGCACGTCTCTGACATCGAGGAGATGCTAACGGAGGTGCGTAGAGGTGATCTTGATCCTGCACGAGCAAGGGTGATTGCTGAGAACAAGCGATGGATAGCATCACGAATGGATCCACATCTATGGGGCGAGAAGATGCAGATTAGCACCGAGATCAACATTGGAGACAGGTACTTAGAAGCGATCAAGCGATTGTCGGCACCTGATGTTATCGAAGGCGAAGCAATAGATGTAACACCGAAAGATGGCTAATAACACAGCAAAACACGCACCGACGGAGATACGCGCGCACGAGCAGACGTGACCACTTTGTGACCGGCGACGTATTATCGATTTAACATAATGATAGTTATGCGCCGAAGTAACTTGTCAACGTTGCGACGTAAGTTGTTGATTTCGTTGGGATCGTTGTCAGGCTGTGGACAAGTCACGAAACGGTGGTGACGAATTGGTCAAAACTTGAACACGAAAATGCGCCCATCTGTGGATAAGCACCCCCCCATGCGATTATTTGACGGGGCGGCGACGGCAAGAACGTGACACACATCGGCGTAACCCCTAGGGGTATAGGAGCGAAATGAGCGAACCCACAAAAATTCAAAATCCATTTGACGATTTCATCCTGAAGTACCGCAACGATCCGGTGCTGTTCGTGGAGAAGGTCTTCGGCGTACAACCGGATGACTGGCAGTCACAGTTTCTCCGAGCAATCGCTGACAATAATCGACGCATCAGCGTCCGATCGGGTCACGGCGTGGGCAAGTCCACTGCGGCAAGTTGGGCGATGCTCTGGTATCTGCTGACGCGTTATCCCGTGAAAGTCGTGGTCACGGCCCCGACCAGTTCGCAGTTATTCGATGCGCTGTTCGCCGAGATCAAGCGTTGGGTGAAGGAGATGGACCCTGCACTTCGTGATCTGCTTGAGGTGAAGTCCGATCGCATTGAGTTGCGCCCGTCACCGACTGAGGCGTTTATCTCAGCGAGAACGAGCCGTGCGGAGCAACCTGAAGCGTTACAGGGTATCCACTCCGATAACGTCATGCTTGTCGCGGATGAGGCGTCTGGTGTTCCCGAGGCGGTCTTTGAAGCGGCGGCGGGTTCCATGTCCGGACACAATGCGGTCACGGTCCTGCTTGGGAACCCAGTGCGATCGAACGGCTACTTCTTTGAGACACATAATCGTCTCAAGGATGAGTGGTTTACGTTGCACGTTAATTGCGAGAAATCGAAACGAGTCTCCAAAGAGTTCGTCCGTGAGATGGCGATTAAGTATGGCGAAGAGAGTAATGCGTACCGCGTCCGCGTACTCGGCGAGTTTCCGTTAAGCGATGACGACACCATGATCCCGTTCTCTGTTGTTGAGCAAGCGATGAACCGTGACATCGAGGTAGATAAGTTCTCGCAGATGACCTACGGCATCGACGTAGCCCGCTTTGGGTCGGACAAGTCCGCTCTAGCTAAGAAGAAGGGCAACGTGATTACCGAGGTGAAGAAGTGGCAGGGACTTGATCTCATGCAACTGGTCGGCGCGATTAAGAATGAGTACGACGCCGAAGAGTCGTTGGATCGTCCGTCGAGTATATACATTGACTCGATTGGTCTAGGTTCCGGTGTCGTCGATAGACTACGCGAGATGGGCCTGCCCGCGATCGGCATTAACGTCTCCGAGTCACCGGCCATGAAGACGGCTTATGTGAACCTTCGTGCGGAACTCTGGGGCAAGATGAAGAACTGGTTGGAGCAACGCGGGTGTGCATTACCCAAGGATGATGATCTGCTTGCCGAGCTAACGGCCCCCCGCTACACATTTAATTCGTCGGGGCGGTTGCGACTGGAGTCCAAGGAGGAAATGAAGAAGCGCGGTCTATCGTCGCCTGATTTGGCGGACGCGTGTATACTTACCTTAGCCGGTGATGCGGCTGTTGGTATTTATGGGTCTGCTAGTGGGTCTAGTTGGACTCAACCACTGAAGAGATTGATTAAAGGGGTTATCTGATATGGCAATGGCCGGTCGCGGGTTGTACGCGAATATTCACGCAAAGCGTAAGCGGATTAAAGAAGGGGCTAAAGAGCGGATGGCTCGCCCTGACGAAGCAGGATACCCGAAGGCGTCAGCGTTCAAGGCCGCCGCCAAAACCGCCAAGAAGAAGGCGAAAGGCCGTGCCTAAACCGGCAAAGGGTAAGGCGAAGGTCAAAGTCACGGCGACCGGGAAAAAGGTTTCCTATGGTGCAAAAGGGTCCAAAGTGCGCCCAAACACGCCCAAAGGCGATGCGTACTGCGCCAGAAGTTATGAGCAAATGAAGCAATACCCGAAAGCCGCCAAAGACCCCAACTCCCCCCTCCGGCTATCGCGTAAGCGGTGGCAGTGTTCCGGCAAGAAAAGTGTGAAGAAATAATGGGTGTATTTAGCAAAACGTTTAGCTTACTGCCTGTATTCGGGAAGGGAGCCGAGAAAGGATTCAAGGGCGAGGCTCAGTATTACTCTGCCGCCGTTGAAGCGATTCGCAACTTGCCACAGAACAAAGGCACACCGGAGCAGATGATAAATCTGCTGACCAAGCAGAAAGGCGTTAAGAAAGCTGAACTGGATGCACTCAAGCTCGATAAAGCGTTTGAGGGTCGTAAAACGATCACACGCGAGGAGCTACTAGAAGCCGCGCAAAATGCGTTGCCTGATGTTGGTCGCACCCGTAAGGGTTCTGGCGCAGGCGTTGTACGCGCCGACGCTGAAGAGTATTTCGCTCAAGAAATCCGTGACGGTGAGCATTACCGTTACAGTGAGCTTTTCAATAAAAAAGCCCAAGAGAAGCGAGACGAGTACAGTATCGTCCCGAAAAAGGATGAAAACGGCGAAGAATATTACAAGGTCATTGATATAGACGGTGAGGAGGAAGACTTCGCTGATTTTGATGAAGCACAAGAACACATTAGTGATGTCGCAGAATCATGGGCCGATGAAGAAATCACGGTGATGTCAACAAGCGACATCCTTGATGAGGTGCAACCATCGATGCGCGACATCATGGCATCAGTACCAGAAAGCGAACGCCTAGTCGAATCAACGCGAGACGACTCAATTACGAGCTTTGGTGACCCAACGTTCCGCAATTACTCGCAACAAGGCGATTACGGCCCAGAATATCGTGAAAATGTTCTAACATTGGATTACAACGACCGTGGGCAGGGTATCCCATCGAACCTACGCGACGCGGGAGGCCAGTCAACTCACTTTACTGATTCGGGCTATCTACTGCACACGCGTGGGTCAGAAGTCTCTGTCGGCGGAGAAACTGGGTACTTGCTCGACGAAATCCAGTCGGACCTGCATCAATCCGCGCGAAAGAACGCACAACGAGGTGTTCAGCCATACAGAAGCGATGCCTACACTCCAGAACGCCAAAAGTTAGTCCAAGAAGGCTTAGACAAGGCGCTAGATGCCAAGAAAGCATACGCAGAGAAGGTTATCGATAAGGAACTCGATTTCCGCGATCAGGTGTGGAATCGCGTTGAAAGAGCCGTAAAAAGCGGTGAGTTTGAGCCAAAAGGTGATGGCGACCCGTACATCGACATCCCGCTCGACGATAAGAAGGAAGGTGGAGCGGTCATGCGGGTTGTTCGCCCGTTACGCTCAGAAGAGGTTCGCACTCAGATCCCCGCTGTCGCCAACAAAGACAACATAAACCTTAGATACGAAATACTCCGCGAGCGTGAAGGTGGTTATGACCTAGTAAATAGGGGTCGTGATATATCGTTCGAGGGTATTGATGAAGTAGCTTCGCAACAACGAGTTTGGCACAACTCAAGCACTTACGATATCGGCCCAAGGTTTTTCCAGACCTACGACTTTGGCGACATGAACCAAGATGCGGCCAACGGGATCATGAATGACGTTATTGCTAACTTCCGCGAGTTTGGATATCCGTATCGCGAAGCCGAGCAACAGTATAAAGAAGCTCTAGCTGAGGCGTTACCGCGCGATGTTATTGGTGGAGGCAATTACGCGCCAGACATCAGTATGCTTTCAGACGAAGAACAGAGTTCTCTGATGGGGAGCCTGATGACGGTCAATGATCCGCATTACCATGGCCTAAACCAAGCAGTGCGTGATTATGGGTTGCGTAAGAATGAGTACGGCCCAGAAACAGCCGCAAGAATGGTAGGACACGTTGGCGACCGAGTAACCGTTCCTAACGATAGCGTGACTGCGGCTCTTGAAAGGTATTACACAAATGAGATGGGGCCAAACTACTTCAGTGGCGTTCCAGAAAACCCGATGCCACAGTTTCCGTTCAAGGATGCAACCGGCATTGGTGTTAAGGAAGGCATCAACGCGGCAATCGCTCAAGGTGCTGACAACTTAGTCCTACCGGACTACCTAGATCAAGGTTTACGCTACGAAGACATGATGACCGACAGGGCGCGTCAAGGTCTTGAGAACTATTACCAGAACCTACCATCGAACAAAGTATTCAAGGAACTTGGACTCAAGCCAGAGTTGAAGCCGGTGTCTCTGTTTGACCGAGATGGCAACTACCGCACAAAAGAGTTGCCAGTGGTAAAGCTGACAGACGAGTTCAAGACGAAGGTTAAGCAGGAAGGGCTACCGCTGTTCACGCGTCCAGAGTCATTGCTCGGCACGGGCATGGTTGCGACACAAACGCCTTCTCTATTCGGCGATGAAGTTGGACAAGAGTTTGCGGACGCGCGAGCATACCTGAACGAGCGCGACCCGAACTACAACTACGGCGGACTGCTACCGCTCGCTCGCAACAAGGACACAGGTCTTTACAAGTTCGCGTTGCCAGACGTAGCTATTGAGATGGGCAATGCGTTCCTCGATTTAGCTGAGTCATCACGCACAGGCGTCGCACGACCAGACGCGGCAGTCGGGTTACTTTTCTAAGGACGAAGCATGGCTCAATCAGGAAACATCCGCCGTAAATCACGAGAAAACTTGCGTGAAGGGAACGTATCAAATCCAGTAAATACCTATGCTGAAGGGCTGATGGCTATCCCTGATACTGTGATAGACTACGCTTCATCTGCAACGCCTCAGTCACTTTTATCTGATGCAGGCGATTTCGCTAAATCAAATGTCACCGGCATGATTGATGCGGCCAAGGAAGACACGCTTGGCTTCGTTCTCGATATGATGCCGATAACAGGTGAGATCCGCGCCTTCATGGAAGCGGAAGAGCTTCGCGAGCAGGCGGAGAAAGCACGTCAAGACGGAAACACGGAAGAAGCGGAGACGCTCGCACAGTTGGCAACAGTCACAATGTCAGGTGCGTTACCGCTATTGGGTATTTTTAGGCGCGCAACCAAGATGGGGATGCGCCCAACGTATACGGTAAAAGATGATGGCGTCTACCTCACAGTCAAAGCGGACCAAGGATCTGATTCCGGATCTGGAGCCTCTGGAAGCGAGTTACCACGAGGTGATGATGGAAGCGCAACTCCATTTACGGAAGAAGAACTTCAAGAAGTTCTCAACGACCCAGACCTCAACTTCGCACTCCAACTCGCAGACCAAGAATCAATAAAGCGCACTGGTCAGCCGTATGATGTGACGCTGACTCAGAATATGCCTGAGTCGAACATCATCAAGCAGTCAGCGATCGGTCAGACTTTCTTAATCGCGACAAAAGGCGATCCGCGTTACGGCGAGATCGTGTTCGAGGAGTACAAGCGCAAGTTCCCAGAAATCGTTGAAGAGTCAGGCGCAACGAACTACGACGAGTTCGTCCAAGCGGCTTATGGTCAACTTGGTAAAGAGGTCAACGAACAGTTTGACGAACTATCTGCGACAGGATTGCAGACGACCTACCATCAAGGTGATCTGAACTACGCTGACAGCGACGCCATGCGTATGGATTTGCTTGGCAACCGCAATCTAAACGTTTACCGAGGCGGTGATCGTCACGATTTTTTGAATGAAGTTGATCCGATCACAGGACTCAATACCAACGAGAAGTTCCGTGCAGTGCATGACGCAATTGGTCATGGCGCAGAAAAAACAACGTTCGGCCCAATTGGCGAAGAGAAAGCGTTCGGCATTCATTCGCAAACGTTTTCTCCGTTAGCGCGTTTTGCACTGGCATCCGAAACACGAGGCCAGAACAGCGTAGTCAACTACACTCCGCTTAATGCAAAGGTGTTTGAGAAGATTAATCGTCTCAACGAAGAGCGGCGTAACGCTTCTCCAGATCGTCAGGCGGAGATCGATGCTGAGAAAGCAGAGATCTACGAAACAGAGTTCCAGTACGCTCCACAGAACGCAGTTCTTATGCCTCCTGACTACACGGACCCAATGTATAGAAACCCATACGGCCAAAGCGGTCTTCTCGACGACATTCGTCCGCTCATCACTCCGGAAAAAGGGACATCGTTTTCGACGCCTGCTGTACACATGAGTAAGCGCGGAACGATCGGCAAGGAAGTCGGCGAAACGTACCAGACAGATCCAAGCGCATACGGATCAGGACATCGCGGCGATGATTACAACCGCATGGAGCCAAACAGCAATATTCGCCCAAGAACGTATTTCTATCTTGGCAACCCAAGTGAGGTGAAGGGCGAAACTGTTGGCAACATCGGTCAGCGTCCTTATCGATATGGTGCAACGCTTGAAAATATGTACGATTTAAACGAAGACCCTATGGGCTTCACACCATTGGTCAGATCGACCAAGAACCTGCCATCTTACGTTAATCGTCGTAACATACAGGAACAGCTAATCAAAGATTACGGTTACACAGGTTATGAAGGCGGATTATTAGAAGGGCAACGCGCCGGTCTGGTATTCTACCCTCAACCGGTTAGTCTTCTGGAGATCAAGAAGTAATGGATCAATACAACGAATACGATAAGCAGGGGTCAGCGATTGACTCGGCTCTGAAGTCGATGAGTGACATGGGTATCGACGTAGAAGCGCCTAACGAAATGAGTGATGACGAATTTAACGGCATCATAACCTCAGAGATCGACGACGCGATTGACTACATCGACAACAACATTTCGCAAGATCGGAACACCGCCTCCCAGTATTACCGAGGCGAACCGTTCGGCGATGAAGAGGAAGGCCGTTCTGCTGTTGTCTCAATGGATGTACGAGATACTGTACAATCCATCCTCCCGTCTTTAATGAAGGTGTTCACGTCCGGCGAGAAGGTTGTTGAATTTGTGCCACACGGTGCAGAAGACGTTGCGATGGCAGAACAAGCAACTGACTACATCAACCATGTGTTCATGCAGGAGAATCAAGGATTCAAGATTCTCTATGAGGCGTTCAAGGATGCTTTGGTGCGTAAGGCTGGTGTCATTAAGTTCTACTGGGACGATGCGGTCGAAGTATCAACAGAGAATTACACAGACCTAACACGCGAAGCGATGATGCTACTTCTTGAAGAGGAAGACGTTGAGGCGTCAGCCGTTAAAGAAGTACCACTTGGTGACGTGGTTATGGTTCAGCCGCCTGTCACGGATGAGATGGGCAACGTTGTTCAAGAAGCTGTTTACGATCAGCCGATGTCATACGACTTGGAATTGAAGCGTCGCACCAAGCGAGGCAAGATCAAGTGCGAAGCGTTACCGCCTGAAGAGTTTTTGATTGACCGCCGTGCGAAGTCGATCCACGACGCAACGATGGTCGCTCACCGTAAGATGGCGACCGTTTCTGAGTTGGTCGCGATGGGCTACGACTTTGATATGGTGATGGAGAACGCGGGAGAGGATTTCCAGTTCGACACCAACAGCGAATACTACAACCGGAACCCAGTTGCGACGCTCAAGAACTACGTCGCGAAAGATGACTCGAACAAGCGTGTTCTCTACATCGAAGCCTATGTGAAGGCGGATTATGATGGTGACGGCATTGCGGAACTGCGTAAGGTGTGCTGTATGGGTGACTCGCATAAGGTTGTGCGTCACGAGCCATACGACCACACCCCTTTTGCGGCCTTCTGTCCTGATCCAGAGCCACACACGTTCTTCGGGCAGTCGTTAGCCGACATTACGATGGATATCCAGAACATCAAGTCGCACATCCTCCGGAACCAGTTGGACTCACTCGCTCAATCGATTCATCCACGGATGGCGGTTGTTGAGGGTCAAGCGAATCTGGAAGACGTGCTGAACTCTGAAGTAGGCGGCATTATCCGTATGCGCGCTCCAAACATGGTCCAGTCATTCTCACAGCCGTTTGTTGGACAACAAGCGTTCCCGATGATGGCGTATATGGATGAAGTGAAGCAGGCTCGGACAGGGATCAACAAAGCGGCGGCAGGTTTAGATGCCGATGCGCTTCAGTCCACAACCAAGACAGCAGTTGCGGCAACCGTGACAGCGGCACGTCAGCACCTAGAGTTGATTGCGCGCATCTTCGCAGAAACGGGTATGACTGACTTATTCCGTGGATTACTCAAGCTGTCGATCTTGCATCAAGACGAGCCGAAAATGGTTCGCTTGCGGGGCAAGTTTGTTCCTGTTGACCCGCGAGCGTGGCAGGCAGGATTCGATGTGACAGTGAATGTTGCACTTGGTGGCGTCGATGACGAACAGAAGATGGTTCTGCTTGAGTCTGTTGCACAGCGTCAGGAAAACATCATCTCTCAGTTCGGCTTAGAGAATCCGCTTGTCACCTTAGCGCAGTACAGAAATACTGTCGGTAAGATCATTGAGACAGCAGGATTGAAAGACGTGGATAACTACTTCATGTCACCAGATAGTCCGCAGGCTCAACAGATCATGGCCCAAGCGTCACAGAAGCCGAAGAAGAAGTCGCCAGAAGAAACACTGGCAGAAGTTCAGGTTCAGCAGATTCAATCAGAGATGCAATCAGCGGTGATGAAGTTGCAGTTGGACCGCGAGAAGATGTTCATGGAAGACGAGCGCAAGCGTGATGAGCTTGATGCGAAGCTGACGCTGGATGCGATTGAGCTTCAGGCGAAGTACGGTACACAGATCGACGTTGCTGAATTGAAGGCGGAGGTCGAGCGAGAGAAACTCGCAGTCCGCGAGCGCGGAGCAACCATTAGGCAGATGATGAACAACGCACCACGAGGTGAGTGATGATATTTACAAGACGGGACATTGAGCTTGGAGAAAAGGCTCGATCCGTCGTCGAGAATGAGACGTATAAAGACGCATTTGTTACTGTTCGTAACAGATATGTCGAGTCTCTTATCAATACGGCGGAGGACGAATCGACCAAACGCGAGAAGGCGTATATGGCGATCAGGATGCTAGAAGAGGTGGAAGCACAGCTTGTTAGCGTCATGGATAAAGGAAAGTTGGCTAAACAACACCTTGACAAACTTAACCGTAGATAAGGGATAATGTAACCATGAGTGACAACCAAGACACTGGATCACTATCAGTAACACAAGCCGCGAATGTATTTGGCGGACTAATGGAGCCTAAAGAGGTAACACCAGAAGTCGTCGAACAGGAAGTGGTAGAAGAGTCCGAAGCAGATGCAGAGGACGTTGAGGTAGAGGACACGTCAACCGAGGAATTTAGCGAGGACTCGGAAGAAGACCCCGAAGCCGGTTCGGAGGAAACGAACGAAGCAGACGATGAATCGAGTTCCCAGACTTACACCGTCCGAGTAGATGGTGAAGAAGTCGAGGTAACTATTGATGAATTGTTGAGCGGGTATTCGAGAACTCAGGACTACACGCGTAAAACGATGGCATTGGCCGATCAGCGCAAGTC